ATGCAGGACGAGCTCTACGGCTCCGTCGAGACCGCGATCTACGAAACCGTCAATGGTTACGTGGATCCGAACACTCGGCAGCGCGGCGCCACGGCGCTGGCGCCCAAGGTCGGCATGCTGCCGGCCACGCTCAGCAACAAGGCGAACCCGCTGCAAGACCACAAGCTGGGTCTGTGCGAGTCGATCCCGCTGCAGCTGGTCGCTGACGACTTCCACATCCTTTACGCCTACAGCCAGTCGCTGCAGCACGTGGCCTACAAGTTGCCGACCACCAGCAACGTTGGCGATGTGGAGCTGCTGAACCAGTACGCCGAAATGCACGCCAGCCTCGGCGAGCTCGCGGGGAAGATCCGCGACGCATTGGCCGATGGCCGCATTTACTTCGAGGAAGTCCAGGCCATCCGCGCGGCGTTCGACGCCAGCACGCGTGCCGGCCTGGGCTTGCTTGCCCGTCTAGAGGCGCTGGCCGATGTCCGCCGGTAAGCGCACCCCGTCCCTGCCCGCATCCCCCCGATCCCGCGGGCAGGTGGCGCTGCGGGTCATCGAGTCTCCCCGCTCGATCGACCCGACCGCGCAGATCAGTGGCGCCGGCCAGTGCCTCTTCCTTCTCTTCGGCGACGAGCTGCGGGCGTTTCGCCAGCAGCAGCAACAGCGCGCCGCCACCCCTGCCAGGGAGGTGTCCCATGTGTGACGTCAGTTACCAGATGATCAACCGGCAGGTGCCGGTACCGCCGGCAGACAGTCGCCGGCGCCAGTGGGTGCGCGTAGGCCAGCAGCTGCGCTTCGCCAGCGGCCTGTGCGCCCGGGTGGAATTGCACCAGGGCATCGCCGGGATGGATCTGCGCATGCACTGGCACTTCGGCCCGAACAGCATGGGCGCGCTGACCTGCTACGAGCCGGTCAGCCTGGTCAGCGACTGCGGCCAGCGCGTGGTGATCCGCGCCGTGGCCCTGGTCAACGACCAGCCGATGGCCGTGCTGGCCGAAATCGAGGGTGTGGACTGCGAGCCGCGTGCGCGCATCGAGCGTGCCGCATGACGCGCGTGGATCCCGGCTTCCGTTACCCGGGCGAGTTGCCGCCGCCACGGCGCAAAACCGACTGGCCGCTGGTCACCGTCACCGGCGTGGCCACCATCGTCGTGCTGCTGGGGCTGCTTTACATGGCGGCCAAGTCGACGGGGATGCTGTCGTGAGCGGGCCTGTGGATGTACGCGGCATCCTCGAACGCGCCGGTGCGGACGCTATCGCGCCGGAAGGCTCGCAGGCTTGGGCATTGGCGCAGGTAGATGTCGCCGTGGCCGAGCTGATCGCGGCGGCGAATCGGGCGCGCAGCATCCTTGCTCTGCACGATGATCGATGCCCGCAGTTGGACGCCGCCCTCGCCAACATCGGCGGTGCCGCATGACCGCCCCCACCCTCACCGCCCAATACATCCCCGGACTCGGCCTCCCGGCGATCTGTGTCGATCAGCACACGCACACGCTCGACATCGAGGCGGCCGACAAGATCGTTGCCGATCTGGCGTATGCCGTGCTGCGCGCGCGCATCGACGCCAAGAAACTCAGCGCCGCGCGCCGCCGCCTGGGCACGCCGGAAAACGAAATGGAGCAGCTGCTGCAGATGGTCGATCTGCAGTTGGCCAAGCCCGAACCCTTCCCCACCGCATCGCCTGCCAGCGAGGTCACACCGTGAGTATCGAAGAACTGTTCCTGCGCCAGATCGACAGCGTCGACGGCAACATCGAGGTAATCGTTCACCCCGGCCAGCCCATGACGTGCGTGAGCACAGGCCCGTTCGTGTGGCAGGTGGAGAACATCGACCGCGATGCGGTGATCGGGGAGATTGCCCGCGTCATGGCTGATCCCCTGCGCATCGAGCTGTCCGCCCCCATCCGGTTGGACAGCGGCGAAGCGCTTCAAGTGGGGATGCAGGAACTGCACAACGGCAGCGGCCTGGTCTCCGATACCCTGCTGTGGATCGTCAGCGGCGCCGCTCATCTGCGCCTGCACCTGAGCACCGCCAGCCTGCTGGTCGCCGCGCTCAGCGAGGCCCGCCAGTGGCAGCGCACCCAGTTGCTCGCAGCCACAGGCGCGGAGGTGGCGTCATGCTGAACACGATCACCCAGCGCGCCGTATTCGAGCGCTACCTCACCGAGCCCGAAGAAAAGAAGCTGATGCAACACGTGCGGCAGTTCGCCGACGTGCTGGCGCGGCGCGACGCGCAGTGGATCGAGCTGATGCGCCAGACCGGCATCCGCGTCGGCAGCATGGCCGGCGTCACCCTGGGCGACGCGCAGGCCGCGCTGCGCAGCAAGCGCCTGCACCTGGTGAACGAACACGCCAAGGGCGGACGCGGCTACGAGGTACCGCTGAACACCCGTGCCATCGCCTGCCTGAAAGCCTTGGTGAAGATTCGCGCCGACATGGGATACGGCGCACACCCCGACGAGCCGCTGGTGATGAGCCGCAACCACCGCGGCATGTCCGTGCGCAGCTACCAGGCGCGCATGGCCATGTGGGTGGCCGAAGCCGGCCTGCAGGTATCAGCCAGCCCGCACTGGCTGCGCCACACCCTGGCCAAGCGGGTGATGGCGCGCAGCGAGGCGCGCGACCCGCAAGGCATCGTGCAGGTGGTGCTGGGCCAGCGCAGCCGCGAGAGCACCGCGATCTACACCCTGCCCGACCGCGAGGACATCGAGGACGCGCTGGAGTTGGCGCGATGAGCCGGCTGGTGGATGTGACCTGCCCGAAATGCGGCGCCCTCGAAATGCATCTGGAAGCCGACGTAGCGGCACATGATGACGGTCTCCTCGACATCGTCCTCACCTGCAGCGAATGCAGGCACTGCCTGAACGCTTTTGTCAGCGTCGGCGAAATGATTGTGGTCGAGTCATGAACGCCGTCGCCCGCGACATCTTCCCGCCCATCACCACCAGCAAGCGCTGCTGCTACAAGTGCGGCCGGCGCTGGCCTGTGGCGCAGATGAAGAAGAAGCGCACGCCCGCCGGCGGCGCGATCTACACCGGCCCGTGCTGCTCCAAGCCTGCGAAGGTGGTGCGCTGATGGCCGCCAGCAACCAGCCAGAAACCCGCGGCTACCGCAGCTTCCTCAAGCCCGGCCAGGTGATCGAGCGCCAGGCACCGCCGCCGGCGACGGTGGCGCTTGCCGAGCTGACACCCGATCGCAAGCGCGAGCTGTGGCAGTGGATGCAGATCAACGACCCGGCCACCGCCGACTACCTGGCCAACCTGAAAACCAACGCCGACGTGGCCGAGCTGGAAGCGGCGTTCGGCCCGGTGCGCCCGGTGGTGACGCTGGACTACATCCGGAGGGCGATCGGATGAGCCGCCTGACCGACGAAGAGAAAGGCCGCCGCATCAGCGCCGAAGTCCACCTGCTGAGCCGCCTCAACCGCAGCGGCGCCGATGAACTGAAGTGCACCTGCCCGCTGTGCGCCGGCACCGTGACTGTGCGCGTGATCCGCCGCGATGCCCGCGGCCATGTCGAGCAGAGCCGCGGCGCCTGCAGCACCCCCGACTGCCTGGGATGGAACCAATGACCCGCTACGCCACCAACACTGACGTGAGCAGCGAGAAGTCACGCGCCGAGATCGAGAAGACCCTGCAGCGCTACGGCGCCGATCGCTTCGCCTACATGACCGAGCGCGGCAGCGCTGTGATCGCCTTCGAGGCGCACGGCCTGCGCATCCGTTTCACCTTGCCCATGCCGGACCAGATGGATGTGGCTTTCGTCATGACGCCCGGCGGAAAGCGTACCCGCACTGCGGCGCAGGCCAACGCCGCCTGGGAACAGGCATGCCGCCAGAAGTGGCGCGCGCTGGCGCTGGTGGTGAAGGCCAAGCTGGAAGCGGTCGAGTCCGGCATCACCACGTTCGAATACGAGTTCCTTGCGCACATCGTGTTGCCCAATGGCCAGACAGTCGGTCAGCAGGCGCTGCCGAAAGTGCGCGAAGCCTATGCCACCGGCGGCAACGTGCCGCTTCTCACGTTTGGAGGTTGAGCCATGCGAATCCTTTACTGCCTGCTGATGATCATCGTCGGCGTGTTTGTGGTCGATGCCCTGGACACCCGCGGCCATCATGGGGTGGCGGTGGCGCTGTGCTTTGCGCTGATCGCCTGGCTACTGCTGCTGGGGCGGGCGCTGGAACGGGCCATCACCGCCATGCCTGACTGGATCATCCGCCGCGCCAAGCGCACGCCATACGTGCACTTGGCTGGCTACATGGAGCGGTTCTGGCTGATCCGCATCGGCCAGCGTGGCGGCGGCGAGAGTGGCCCATATCCGCTCATCGGCGCCCGTGTGCACCACATCCTGCGCAGTGACGAAGGTCGGGACTTCCACGATCACCCATGGGGTTACCTCACCATCATCCTGCGCGGCGGCTACTGGGAAGTGCGGCCGGTGCTGGTCGACAACGTGGTGAGCTACACCGTGCGTACCTGGCATGGCCCCGGCAGCGTGCTGCTGCGGCGCGCCAACAGCTGGCACCGGCTGGAACTGCCGGAGGGAAAAACCGCATGGACGCTGTTCTGCACCGGCCCGAAGGTGCAGCACTGGGGCTTCCTGGTCGGCCGCAAGAAGGTGGGCTGGCGCGAATACCTTGGCGTGCCGGCCGGCGTGGGCGAGGACTGAGCCCATGAACCTGCAAGCCTTGATCGTGCAACACCTGCGCAGCGCCAGCGAGCCGTGCACCATCGTCGAGCTGGGCCACGCCGTGGGCGTGCTTGAACCCGGCGACACGGTGCCAGAGCGCCTGCGCAGCACCTTGACCGGACTGGTGCGGCACCAGCAGGTGAAGCGCCTGCACAACGGCGACGGCGTACTGCGCTACTCGGCCATGCCCGGGGCGCCGAGCCTGAAGGCCGACATGCCTTCGGTCAGCACCGTCACGCCGCCAGCACCGCGCAACCCGGCACCGGAGGTTGCGCCCGCGGCGACAAGCCAGCCCACCCGCCATCGCTACCAGACCGGTGTATCCGAACGCGTGCTGGCCGCCTTCGAACACAGCGGCGTGCCGTTGGCACGCTCCACGTTGGAAGGCCGCATCTATCCACCACTGAGCAAAACGCAGGTGCTTTCAGCGCTGATCGCACTGCGCAATAAAGGCCTGGTGGAACGCGTCGGCACCACCGCCGCGGCGCGCTGGGTGCGGCTGGATGGCAAGCCGGCACCGGTCGCTGCCGCTCCCTCTGCCGTGAACCTCGTCGCCATCCATGCCGCCCTGCTGCATGCCCGCCTGGAAATCGACGCCGCGCTGCAGGCGCTGGAGGCATGAGCATGGCCGCCCAACAGTTCGGCCTGTTCACCGGCAAGCCGGAGCGCCCGCGGATCGAGCGCCGATCGCGCGGGGGTGCCGCCGCCGGCTACGCCGCCAAGCCCGGCACCGGCCCGAAGGGCGAAACCTGCAACACCTGCGCGCACTGCCGCCTGCGCGTAAGCCGCGGCGATCGCCGCTATTACAAATGCGCCCTGCTGCAAGGCCAGTGGACCAGCGGCCGCGCCACCGACGTGGTGCTGAAGTCGCCGGCCTGCGCGAAGTGGGAGCGGGGCATTCCGCAAGTAACGACGATCAAGGGGAATAGCGATGTCGATTAAGAAACGTTCGTTCGGTGAGCAACACCTTGCTGATATCACGCTGGTGATCGGCAAGCTGGCTGCCGCCATGGCCGATGTTGATGTGCTGGCAAACGATGAAACCATGAGCGATGCCGACCGCAAGGCTCTCGGTGCGGATGCGTTTGCGTTTCTGAAGCTGGTGGAGAATGCGATGACTCGCATCGCTATGCGCGGTGTGCAACAGGTGCTGCCGGTTGTAACCAAGAATTCACCCGACGACAAACTTCTGAACTGGCTGGAAATGATGGCCGAGCGCCGCGGCGGCATCCTGCTGCATGACGGTTCGGAAGGTGGGCGGCTGGGGATTGGTCTGCGCCCCGGTAGATCTCGCCGCACGTTACGCCAGGCGATCAGGGCCGCGATGAAAGGAACGTGTCGTGTGTGCGGCTGCACCCAAGCGCAGGCCTGTCCGGGCGGTTGCTACTGGGTCGAGCCCGACCTGTGCAGCACCTGCGCCCGCGTGATCGATCGCGCCGAGTAACGCGCACCCCGAACAGCTCCAAGGCTGCGCCCAGCGCGGCCCCACCTTCCTCACCTTCGCAGCAGGCACCATGGCATCCATACGTGAACTCAAACAGCGGATCGACCTGCACGATCTGGCTGAAAAGCTCGGCCTGCAACGGCCCGGCGATCGCGGCAATTACAAAAGCCCGCACCACGCCGACAAGAACCCCAGCATTTCGATCTTCGACGGCGGCAAGGCGTGGAAGGATTTCAGCGGACCGGATGGCGGCGACTGCATCACGCTGGTGCGCTACGTCGAAAACATCGACAACGTACCCGACGCCATGCGCCGGCTGCACGAGATCTACGCCATCCCGTTCGACAAACCCGACAATGCGCAACCACGGGCCGAGCGCAACCGCGAGGAGTACCTGGCCGACCAGTGCAAGGTGCAGGCGCAGTTGGCGGTGCCGTACCTGGTGAAGCGCGGCGTGAAGGCGGAAACCGCGGAGTGGGCGATCAAGCGCGGCGCGGTGGGCTTCAACACCTGGACCAGCGACAAAACGCCGGCGGGAACGGTGGGTCACGGTGGCCCGGCGGTGGCGTTTGTGTGCCGCGACTTCGCCAACATGCAGGTGCAAGCGGTGGACTTCCGCTACCTTGAGCCTGAATTGAACGGCGGGGTAAAAACCAAGAGCTTGGGCACCAAGGATGGCCAGCCGTGGTTTGTCGATCGCCAGCACCTGCAGCGCGCCCGCCGCGTGTACATCTTCGAAAGCGCGATCAACGCGCTGTGCGCCGAGGCCTGCGGGCTGAAAGCCAGCTCCGCGATCGCGCTGCGCGGTACCGGCAACGCCAGCAGCATCGACTGGCGCTTCCTGGTGGGCAAGCAGGTGGTGATCTGCATGGACGCCGACGAGCCCGACGACAAAGGCGTGCGCCCGGGTGCGCATGCTGCATGGGCGTTGTACGACGCGCTGACTAGCCTGAACATCGGCGCGATCATGGTCGACCAGAAGGAATGGTACGAGCTGGGTTACAACGACGCCGCCGACATCGCCGAGCGCGGCGGCCTGGATCTGCTACGCACCATGCTGGAAACCCACGAACCGTGGGTGATTCCCGGCCTGGTCGGCAAGGATGGTCCGCGCGGCCTGCAGCGCGTGTTCCTTCCCGGCCATGACTTTGCGGTGTACTGGCGCTTTCGCGCGAAACTGGACTTCACCAGCTTTGTCAGCAAGCTGGAAAAGAACGAAGACGGCGGCGACGACCTGCCGGTGATCGACGACCTGGCCGGCTTCCGCGTGGCCTCGATCAGCCGCGTCACCATCCAGGGCGCCACCGCCACGATGAGCGGCGAGGAAGACGCCCAGCCCAATACCGTGTTTGCGGTGAGCGTGCAGACCGCCCGCCACGGCGCCAACCTGATCCGCCGCGTGTTCGGCGACGAACGCCTGCACAACATCGACCACTGGAAGAAGTTCGGCCCGGTGTTCAACCCCAACCGCTTCGCCCGCATGATCACCGTGCTCGAGCGCAGCGCCGAGTGCGGCGCCCGCGATGCGCTGAACTTCGTGGGGCTGGCGTGGCGGCAAGGCAAGCCGGTGGTGAACGAAGGCCCGGACTGCTACTTCACTGAGCCGGAAAAGCAATGTCCGTACAGCACGCTGAGTTTCCCCAGTGGCCAGGCCAGCGATGCGCGCAAGGTCATCGAGGCGTACCAGGCCACCTTCCGCGAAAACGCCGCCACCCAGCTGCTCACCTGGTCACTGGGCGGTCACCTGAAATGCTTCCTCGGCTTCTGGCCACACATGATCATCCAGGCCGACAAAGGCAGCGGCAAGTCCACCCTGATCAAGCGGCTGGAACGCACCATCGGCATGACCATGTTCGGCGGCCAGAGCCTGCAGACCGAGTTCCGCCTGCTGACCAGCGTGTGCCACACCAGCCACCCGGTGGGCTGGGAAGAGATCAGCGCGCGCCGGCAGGACGTGATCAACGTGGCCGTGGCCATGCTGCAGGAAAGCTACCAGTTCACCCTGACCCGCCGAGGCTCCGACCTCACCGAGTTCCTGATCAGCGCGCCGGTTCTTCTGGCCGGTGAAGACGTGCCGGTGCGAAGCCTCACCGGCAAGGTGATCCGCGCCGACCTCACCGGCCGCAAGGGCCCGCTGATGCCCGAAGGCATCCCCCGCTTCCCGATGCGCCAGTGGCTGCACTACCTGGCCACGCTGAGCCGCGAGCAGGTGCAATCGCGCCTGATGGAGTGGGAAACCTGGTGCTGGGCCGGCTGCCGCGCCAGCAACGGCGACACCGGCGCCAGCCGCATGGTGCGCAACTACGCCGCGCAAGCGCTGACCTGGGCGCTGCTGTGCGAGTTCGCCGGCATGGCCCGCGAAACCGGCGACTTCCTGCGCGACCTGCGCGCCGAGATGAACCGGCACATCGCCGAAACGAGCGGCGACCGCGAGCCGTGGGTGTGGATCCTCGAAACGGCCTTCAGCGAAATCGAAAGCCACCAGTTCATGCACCCCTACACCTTCGACCTGATCGGCGAAGAGGAAGTGATCATCCTGCGCCCGCAGTTCGTGATGGATCACCTCAGCACCACCAACCGCCTGCGCGACATGTGGAACGGCCTGCCGGTGAAGTCGGGCCGCATCTTCAAGCGCCAGCTGCAGCACGCCGGCGTGATCGTGGAAGACGAGCTGGACCGCCGCATCAACAACCGCCGCTTCGCCCACATGACCGCGCTCAGCCTGAAGAGGCTGGCCGAGTACGGGCTTTACATCAGCCAACCGGATGAAGAAACCAAAACCAACCCCGCGCCGGCCAGTTGGTCCCGCGCGGTCAACGAGTGAGGAGCACTGCCATGTATCTCCACGTACCGACCAGCGTCGTGCTGGAAGCTGTTGAAGAATTGAGTGACGCCGAGCTTTCCGGCTACGGACTGACTCGAATCAAGGAAGGTCAGGTAGTCACCGAGGCGCCACCGTGTGCCGGCTTCGGCAAAGAAACGCCGATCCCCGAGCAGATCCGCCTTGCCGCGGTGCGCGGCGACCTGCCCGCCTTCATCGAACACACCCGCCAGTTGCTGGATGAAGAGGGCGGCGTGTTCATCCGCACCGACCGCCTGCTGGCCAAGCTGCGGGAGGTGAGTCATGGGTAGGCGCAATTGGCCGGATCATCCCGGCATCGGGCGAACCGTCACGCTCGATAAGGTCCAGGTCACGGTCGTTGACGTGAAGTCAGGTCCGATGTTGCTCGACACGAGTTCGCTTGATCAGCCTGAAGCGAAGATCACCGGCACGCTGAAGCTTCGCGTGAGATACCCGGGCGGTCATGAGGTGTGGACCGCGCCGGTTGACGGCCAAGCTTTTGTCGAATGGTGCGCGAAACAGGACCCGGAAGGTGTGAAGGCATGACTCGCAGCCGGAACATCAACCGGCCGAAGTTCCGCTGGGACGTGGACAGCGATGCCCTGCTGCGCGAGCTGTATCCGGACTTGCCCAGCCAGCTGCTGGCGGAGCACTTCGGCTGCACGCTCACTGCGCTGTACCAGCATGCTCGCAGGCTCGGCTTGAAGAAGTCGGACGCGTACCTGGCCAGTCCGCATGCGCAACGCCTGCGCCGCGGCGATGAAGTGGGCAAGGCCTATCGGTTCCCGAAGGGCTACGTGCCGGCGAACAAGGGCACACGCCGCCCCGGCTGGGCACCCGGCCGCATGGCCGAGACGCAATTCAAGAAGGGCGAGATGCGCGGCGCCGCGCAGCACAACTACGTGCCGATCGGTACCGAGCGCCTGAGCAAAGACGGCTACCTGGAGCGCAAGGTCACCGACGACCACCCGGTGCCGGCCCGCCGCTGGGTGGGCGTGCACATCGTCATCTGGCAGGAAGCGCATGGACCGGTGCCGCGTGGCATGTGCCTCGCCTTCCGTGACCGCGACAAGACTCATATCGCGCTGGACAACCTGGAGCTGATCACCCGCGCCGAACGCATGCGGCGCAACACCATCCACCGCTACCCGGCCGAGGTGAAGAAAGCGATTCGCCTGGTCGGCAAGCTGAAACGAACCATCGAGGCCCGCGATGAAAAACAAAATTGAAGACCTGCGCAACCACCTGTTCGCCACGCTGGAGGCGTTGCAGGACAAGGAAGCGCCCATGGACCTGGACCGGGCCCGTGCCGTGGCCGAGGTGGCCAACGTGCTGGTGGAGTCGGCAAAAGCCGAGGTGCTGTTCCTGAAGACCACCGACAACGTGCAGGGCAGCGGCTTCTTCCCCGAGGACATGAAGACGTTGCCGGGAGCGGGCCAGCAGCGGCTGGGGCGCGACGCATGACCCGCCACAAAAGCTGGCCCAAGAAAGACCTGCCCAAGCCCTGGACGCCGAAGAAGTACCACCCGCCGCAGCCGGCGCTGGTCACCGACCACGCCCTGGTGCGCTACATGGAGCGGGTGATGCAGATCGACGTGGAGAAGCTGCGCAGCACGCTGCTCGACGACGGCCGCGCCGAGCTGATCCGCGCCATCGGCACCGGCCACCTGCACACGCCCGAAGGCGCCACCCTGGTGGTGCTGGACGGCAAGGTGGTCAGCGTGTTGCGCACTGACGAAATGAAGCAGGGCGCCCGCGTGCGGCGAACATCGCCAGCGTAGGTGTGGCAGTCATAGTCCGGTTAAGCTGGGCTTTCCAAGAACAGGAGAATCCCATGGGTTTTGATGACGTTTACAGAAACCACGAAAGCCGTATTCGCGACGCAAAGGCACACGTAGATAACCGCCTGCGCACATTGAGGCTTTACATGGGGGACCAGTCGGAAGCCGTGCTGGAAGCCAATCGCCTGGCTCAAGGGAAAATCTACCTTCCTGATCGCCCGGAAATGTGCTTTGGCGGAAATAGCATGGATTTCCACTGGAAATTTTGGAACGGCGAAGGCCACTTCAATCGCCCCCACGACACCGAGCTGAAGCTATCTGGGAAATTTTCATGGTCCCCTTCAGCTCCCGACGTCATCCGCCCGTCAGGGACAAATATCATCGAAGGTGACATCGACCTCGACGACTTCGTCAAAACCGACCTGGTCGAACACATGGCCACGCTGATGAGTGAATCGCTGATCGCATTAGCGGAAAGAAAGTATCCCCACCTTGGCTGATGCACGCCGCACGCTTTCCCGTTGACCCGCGACCCCAACCCGCACACGGTCAATCAGCATGGGAAAGCTGCGGCCACGCCTCACTGAAGTCCGGTTCCACTGCCTCGATTGCGATTACCGCTTCGAGGCCGAACCGGTGCGCGTGGAAGATGCGCCGGAAGACGCGTGGCACCCGTGGCGCTACATTGGCAAGTGCCCGGCCTGTGGTGACGAGTGCGAGCAGGAACGCCAGCAGCGCGGCCTGCTGAAGGCCTGGGCGCACGCCACCGGGCCGAAGACTGCCGAGGGGCTGGCCGCCACCGCGAAGAACCTGGACGGCCACCCCACGCCGGAGGAAGCGGCGCGCACGCGCTTCAACGGGCTGAAGCACGGGCTGACCGCGCGGGCGGCCACGTACTGGCCGAGCAAACCGGGCGGCTACCCCAGCTGCAAGGATTGCCAGTGCGTGAACAGCCGCGGCGCTTGCCCGCAGCGGATGGAGCTGTACTTTCGCCACCACCTGGCCTTCACCGCCGGCGACCCGTCGCTGCTGACCGAACTGAATGCCGACCTGCACGCCAACCTGCGCAGCATCATCAACCTGATGATCCTGGACGTGCTGGCCGATGGCAGCACGATCCGCGCGCCGCAGTGGTACTACGACAAGGATGGCGGCTTCCACCTGGCGCAATACAAGGATGCCGACACCGCCCAGATGGTAGTGATGACCGAGCTGCGCGAGCACCCGATGCTGAAGCGCATCGGCGAGTGGGTGGCGCGCATCGGCTTGTCGCTTTCCGACATGGGCATGACGCCGAAGGCGAAGGAAGCCAGCGAGGATGCGGTGGGCTACCTGGCCGGCCAGCAGCAGCGGCAGGAAAGCCAGCTGGAATACCAGAAGCGCAGCACGCAGGCGCTGGAAGACCTCAGCAACCTGATCGCCCGCAGCCGTGCCAACACCGAGCGCGACCCGGTGCTGATCGAACACCAGCAGCAGGCCGGGCAAGATGGCTGAGCGCGTATCCCGCGCCGAGCGCTACCGGCTGCAGGGCGTGGCCGAGCGCGAGGTGATGCGCTTTGCCGGCGACCACGCGCTGTGGCACAAGCACGTGCACAACGTGACGCTGGATCCGATGCAGGTGTTGAAGTGCATCGAGATGGATCGCCACCACAACACCATCGACTTCAGCAGCCGCCGCACCGGCAAGACCGCGGTGAAGGAGATGTACCTGCTCAAGCAACTGGCCACCGCGCCGGATCAGGAGCTGGGCATCGTGGCCCCGCGCGAGGCGCAGGCGCTGGTGAACCTGAACTACCACCTGGACGCGATACGCCGCAGCCCCATCCTCACCGCCCACCTCAACTACCGCAGCGGCCGGCAGCAGTTCGCGGATACGTACTACCAGTTCAGCAACCGGTCGATGGCGCGCGCCTACGGCATCATGGCCAACGTCGACGGCGGCGACCTCACCGCTGCCAGCCTGGAAGAGGTCGACGACATGCCGCGCGACCGGCTGTACGGCCGCTTCCTGCTGATGATGGGCTCCACCCGCCGGCTGGGCGCCAGCGACGACAGCAAGAACGATCCGCAGATCCGCATCACCGGCGTGTTCAAGGGTGCCGACACGCTTAGCGAGATGATCGCCGGCGGGCAGTACCACGTGCTGCCGACCGTGGACGTGCACCTGGGCATCGAGCTGGGCATCCTCAACGCCAAGTTCATGGAGCAGATGCGCGCCGAGCTGGATCCGGACGAATACATCCGCCAGCTGCTGTGCAAGAACATCAGCAGCCGCAACCTGATCTGGGAAAACAAGGTGCGCTCGGCGATGCAACTGGGCCTGAAGAGCGGGCTGGAACTGGCCGAGCCGATGCCCGGCGGTGCGCGCTACCCGCGCCGCGGCCTGATCAGCTTCGGATACGACGCCGCCGGCCACGGCGAGAACCCGGCCAGCTCCAAGCACGCACTGGTGGTGACCGAGCAGATCGGCAACTTCCTGTTTTTCCCGTTCGTGAAAAGCTGGCCGGCCGGTACCGGCGAGCCGGAAGTGCAGAAGGACATCGTGGCGTTCTGGCGCTACTTTCGCCCGGACTACGCGATCGGCGACGCGTTCGGCGTGGGCATGCTCACCGCGCTGAATGATGAGCTGTTCCGCGAGGGGCTGACCGACATCGACCGTCGCGCGATCGGCGACGGCGAAAGCAACGCCAGCACCTGGCCGGAATGGGCGTTCAGCCCCATGCGCTTCGAGGGCATGACGAAACACCAGATGGCGCACGCCATGCGCACGGTGTTCCACAACGACCACGCGGTGATCCCGTACTTCGACGACCAGGACGTGACCAACCGCGACACCGCCGACCTGCGCGCGTTCTGCCGGCAGCTGCCCAACATCGTGGCCAAGCCGACCAAGACCAGTTACAGCAGCTACAAGATGGCCAACCCGAAACTCTGCGATGACGGCTTCGACGCCGCCATGGCCTCGGTGTGGGGCCACGCCACGCGCGGCACTGCCCACGCGCCCACCATCATCCTTTCCACCAGCCACAGCCGCGAGCGCCTGCTTGCGAGCGCGGCATAGGAGCACACCATGGGCATCCTCGACCGCCTGTTCGGCAACAAACCCACCGCGCGCATCGCCACCGCGGGCAACACGCCGGCCGAGCAGCTGCTGACCGGCGAGAAGGCCCGCAGCAGCAGCGAGCAGGGCTCGCGCAGCAACCCGGAAGATGCGCTGAAACGTCTGTACCGCCAGTTCTGGGTGGACTACGAACTGCGCGAGGTGATCATCGACATCCGCAACATGGACCGTCTGGACGGCCGGGTGAAGTCGATCCACCGCCGCACCAGCCGCGCCGCCGCCAAGGGCGGCATCAAGCTGGTGGCACCGGGGCAGCCGAAGTGGCTGCAGACCGAGTTCGACAGCTTCGCCCGGCGCCTGCACCTGGACCGCCGCGACAAGCTGGAAAGCGACATCCGCGGCCTGATGATGGAAGGCAACCTGTGCATGCAGTGGGTGCTGGACGGCAACCAGGGCCAGGTGATCAGTTGTGCGCGCATGCCGGCGGAGACCATCGTGCCCAATGTGGGCAAGTCCGGCATTTTCGAGCACCCTGAAAAGGCCTACATCCAGCGCGACATCTACACCAGCGCGGAAACCGCCGTGTTCGGGCTGTGGCAGATGAGCGTGGCCCGGCTCACCCCCGACAACTACGACGACTTCGGCAGCCTGGGCCGCCCCTACCTCGACGCCAACCGGCCGGTGTGGAAAAAGCTGACCGCCACGGAAGAAGACCTGGTGATCCGCCGGCGCATGCGCGCCCCGCTGCGCGCCGTGCACACCATGGAAGGCGCCACCGAGGAACAGCTGGCCGACTACCGCGCCGGCGTGGAGCGCGACCAGGCCAGCGGCGCGTACCGCGACTACTACATGAACCGCAAAGGTTCGGTCACCGCGATGCAGGGCGACGCCAACCTGGACCAGATCGCCGACGTGGATCTGCTCCTCGATACCTTCTTCGCCGGCGCGCCGGCGCCGAAGGGCCTGTTCGGCTACGTCAAGGATCTGAACCGCGACGTACTGGCCGACCTGCAGACCGACTTCTTCGACGAGATCGACGCGCTACAGGACAACACCGCCTGGACGTACCAGCAAGGCTTCCGCCTGCACCTGCTGCTGCGCGGACGCAACCCGGACGCCTACGAGTTCACCGTGGAGTTCGCCGAGCGTCGCACCGACACGCCGAACCAGCGCGCCGACCATGCCCTGAAGCTGCAGGCGCTGGGCCTGCCGCGGCAAGTGGTGTGGGAAGCCGCCGGCATCGACATTGCCGCGGCCGAGCGTGCCGAGGCGCAGCAGAAGAAAACCGCCGACCCGTACCCGAACGGCGACGGCGGCAATCCCGACCCGAACAACCCGGCGCCGTCGAAAGCCCCGCGCGTTAGCGTGACGCCGGGCAATGCGCCCAAGGGCCAGAGCTCCACCAACATCAGCACCACCACGCACTGATGGCCAGCGGAGCCGCCCAGAAAGCCGCCATCGACCGCGCCGTGAAAGCGGCCCGGGCGCAGATGGTGGTGTACGGCAACGAACAGGCCGGCGCGGTGGAACAGCTGCTGCGCCTGATCGCCAACGCCATCAAGCTGGAACTGCTGAGCCTGCAGGATGGTGGCCGCGACGTGCTGCCCGGGCAGATCCCCAGCCTGCGGGCGTTCCTGTCCGGCCAGAGCGACCAGCTGCTGCAGCGGTACCGCGAGATCGTGTATCGCGCGCTGCCGGAGTCCGCCCGCATCGGTGCCGCCAGCATCCTGCCGCTGACCGGCAGCGGGCTTAGCGTGGATGCCGTGGTCACCCAGACCATGGCCTGGCTCACCAGCTTCCGCGCCGCCGATGGCCTGCAGCTCAGCGATCGGTTATGGCGCGTGGCCAGCACCGCGCAGACCGAGCTGCGCAGCGTGGTGGAGAACGGCATCATGCGCGGGCAGTCCAGCTACCAGGCCGCGCTGGAATACATCCAGCAGGCCAAGCCGGTACCGGCCGCGCTGGACTTGGGCATGCAGGCACGGCAGGCCGCAAAGCTGGCGGCTAAAGCGGAAGAGATGCTGGTGAACCCGCAGGGCGACGTGCTGTATGCCGCGCATCGCGTGATCCGCACCGAGATGAACCGGGCCTACGTGGAAAGCAACGTGGCCAGCCTGGCGCAGCACCCGGACGTGATCGGCATCCGCTACCTACTCAGCCCGCTGCATCCGAAAACCGACATCTGCGACATGTATGCCGCGGCCAATCTGTACGGCCTGGGCCCGGGCGTGTACCCGCCCAGCGAGCTGCCCTACCCCGCGCACCCGAACACGCTGTGCACGATCGAGGCCGTGTTCATCGATGAGGTCACCGACGCCGACCGCGCCGGCAAGCAGACCGCGTTCGAATGGCTGGCCAAGCAGCCGCCCGACGTGCACGCCGGCGTGCTGGGCGGTCAGAAGAAAGCCGCCGCGTTCGGCGCTGGCCAGCTGCACGAAAGCGAGCTGCTGGCACCGTGGAGCCAGATCAGCGCACGCCTGGGGATCGCCGCATGAAGACCGATGGACTGTGCTGCCCCGGATGCGGCAAGAAGCTGCTGGTGGACAACGTGCTGACCGCCCGCGTGGTGCGTCTGGGCGACAAGGAAAGTCACGCCCGCTGCAACCGTTGCAAGCGCTGGATCATGGTGCCTGTGGTGCTGGCTCCCACTTCACCCCGCCTGGAGAAATAGCCATGCCCCGCGCAAAAATCATCAACGACAGCGAAGGCAAGTTCTACGGCATCCAGTTTCTTTGTCCGGGCTGCATCGCTGATCACGAAATCGGATATGTGACGCTGCCGGTACGCTGGTTGCCGGCCGATGCGAAAGAGTCGCCGCACGTAGCTCGAAATGACCACTGGGACTTCAATGGCGACTTTGAACTGCCCACGTTCAGCCCATCGGTGAAGATGTCCGCTGACATGGCTGGCACACCGTTCGTTTGCCATTCCTATGTGCGCGCTGGTCGCATCCAGTTCCTCGATGACTGCACGCACGCGCTGGCTGGCCAGACTGTCGATCTCCCCGACATCGACGCCGAGTAACCCGCGCACGCTTTCCCGTTGACATCGCGAACCCCGCCGCACACGGTCATTTATGGCAGCGGGAGTTCCCGCCGCGACCATGGCAGTGGCGCGGCGGGACGATTTATCGGAGACGGCGATGCGCAAACGGTTACTGGTGGCAGCACTGATGTTGGCGGCTACGGCGCCGGCAGGTCCGCGCGTATTCCAGCTGGACAACAACGACCCGCCGCCCGGCGCCAAGCGTTTCCTGTGTGGACTGGACGGGGTGAAGCTGGCGGAAGGTTCGCCGCGCACCACGGTCACCATCATCCGCACCGGCACGTTCAGCGACCCGCGCTACGGCACCTTCGACATCACCCGCGACATGCTGCTGAGCATGGTGCGCAACTTCGACGCCGGCACCTACGGCCAGGAGATCTTCCTGGACGTGGCGCATGAGCCGTCCAAGGGCAGCGCGGCGAAGATCCTCAGCCTGAAGGTCGACGGCAACCGCCTGCGCGCCGAAGCGGAGTTCACGCCGTACGGCGTGGAAGCGGTGAAGAACCGCGGCTTCAAATACCTGTCCGCCGAATTCGTCGACGACTTCACCGACAACGAACACGGCACCCATCACGGCCCGACGCTTCTTGGCGCCGGGCTTACCACGCGCCCGGTCATCAAGCGCATGGACCCGGTCACCCTCGCCGAGGGAACCGGCACCACCCCGGTGTTCTTGCACCCGGAACTGATCCGACAACTGTCCGAATCCCTGGAGCAAACCACCATGAAATGGCTCGATGAACTGAAGCGCCGACTGGCGCAGCGCAAGCTGGGCGAAGCCCAGATCACCACCCTCACCGGCGCCTTCGAGGCCGCCGCCAAGAACCTGGGCGAAGATGAAACCGCCCTGCAGGCCCTGGTTGAGCAGTTCGACAACGTCGGCAAGCAGCTGGCGGAAGCCGGCGCCACCGGCGCGATCACGTTGAGCGTGAACACCCCGGCCGGCAAGATGCTGAGCGAGTCCGACATCAACGCCCTGCTCGATGCCCGCGAAAATGCGCGCCTCACCGCCGCCGCCAAGTTGGCCACCGACAAGGCGGCCAAGGTCAAGTTGTTCAGCGACACGCTGACCGCTGCCACCGGCCTGGGCGACGACACCCGCAAGCTGCTCAGCGCCAATGTCGACGGCCTGATCACCGGCGACATGAGCGAAGCGCAGGTGAAGTCGCTGGCGGAAAACCAGATCGCGCTGGGCAACCAGATCGAGTCCAGCAAGCAGCTGGCCAGCCTGGGCTACCCGATCCGCGCCGGCGTCACCCACATCAGTGTCGATGACAGCAACCAGATCAAGCAGCTGAGCGAGAAGGTGCGCGCAGGTCTGATGCAAACGCAGGCCGCGTTCAACGGCACCCTGGTGTTTTCCGAAGAGGCCAAGCAGAGCCCCTTCATCAAGAGCGTGCTGGCCGAGTTCGACCGCGAGCATGCCTTCCAGCTGCACCAGGAAGCGAAGATACTGGCCGGCGGCCCGGTGAGCACCAGTGACCTGACCATCCCGGCCAGCGTGCAGCGTGCGGTGATCGAACAGGTGTACCAGCGCCTGGACATCCTCAGCCTGGTCAACGCCAGTGTGGACCCGACCACCGGACCCACCCACTCGGTGCCGTACGAAACCCGCGATACCAGCGCCGTGCGCAATGGCGGCATCGTGTACGAGGGCCAGCCGATCCACCGCGCCGGCATCGCGCAGGCGATGGACTTTGCCTACATCGAGCCGCGCAAGCTGGCGATGGACATGACCAACGAAGCGGCGTTCTTCAGCCGCAACAGCAACGTCATCAACTTCGACGCCTGGGCTCGCAACATCACCAGCAACGCGCAGGTGATGCGTGAGCTGGTGGCCGCCGCGATCGCCAACCGCATGCTGCGCGACAGCGACAGCTACAGCGTGGTCGACGTGGCCGCCGGTGGCGCCACCACCGCCTACAGCGGCGCCACCAACGGCTACAAGACCGCCAACTTCCCGGTGGTGCGGCCGTACCAGGCACGCGACCTGAAGGGCAACGCCGTGGGCAGCGCCGAGCAGCCGATCGTGGTGAAGGATGGCGCCACCGTGCTGGTGGAGTTCGACGGCAGCGGCACGCAGAGCGCGGGCAAATACTTCCGCGTGCTCAGCTACAACCTGGGCCTGTTCCAGATCTGCGACGAGACCGGCGCGCCGACCGCGCCGGCTGGCGCCGTCACCATCGGCTACAGCTACACCACCAACGTGCTGAAGGTGGACACCGACATCGCGTCGGGCAGCACCTACGAAAAGCAGATGAACAAGCTGCTGCAGGCCGTGGGTGCGCGCAAGGCCACGCTGAGCCAGCAGCGCTTCGTGCAGCCGGACTTCTTCCTGGCCAGTGACGTGTTGACCAACATGATCACCGACGCGGATCAGTTCACCGACGCCAACAGCCGGGCCGACTCCAGCATCAGCGCGCAAGGCAACCTGATGCCGGTGAAGGGCATCCCGGGCTGGGCCACGGATGCACCGGGCATCGACCTTGGCGACGAGCGGATGCTGCTCGGCCAGCGCGCCAACTTCTGGTACACGATCGCCAAGACGTTCCAGACCGGCGTGCCATACGAGCTGTTCGACAGCAACGGCATGGCGCTGGGCAAGAAGGGCGCGTACGGCGAGGAGTACAGCTCGCTGCACATCCCGAAGCCGCTGCGCAGCCGCTTCACGTCGATCCTGGCGTACAGCGCCACCACGGCCCGCGGTACCTAAGCCGCCACCGAGGACGGAAGGGCGCGCCAGTTCGCTGGCCGCCCTTCCCTTGTCCCACTCATACAAGGGCCTGACCCATGAACCTCATCCCCGTGACCAACCACACCGAATCGAACATGCACGTCGGCGGCAGCGTATTGCGCCCCGGCGAAACCCAACTGGTGGAGGCGCACCTGGTGCCGCCCGGCATGGGTGAAATCAGCCAGCAGGCCAACGACCAGCCGCCGGAAGACCCGGTGCTGGAACTGCACAAGAGCAAGTCCGACATCGTGATCGCCGAGCTGACCGCGCTCAGCGTCGACGACCTGCACGCGCTGGAAGTGCTGGAGACATCTTCCGCCAAGCCGCGCAAGGGCGTGCTGGAAGCGATCACCGCCGAGCACCTGCGCCGCGCCGCCGAGGGTGGCGAGTAAGCCATGCCGCTGACGCTTGCCAGCCTGCTGCCCGACTACAAGGCCGCGCTGCACGATGCAGCGTCGGTCTTCAAGGGCACGCCTGCCGGTACCGACCCGATTGCCGACCCGGCCGACCCGGATGCCGACTTCAAGCGCCACCTGCTGACCGCGGTGCGCGCCATCGGCATCGATGGCAAGCGCAGTTGCACCCGGCTGGGCACGCTCAGCCTGATTGCCGGGCAGGCGGTTTACACCACCGTGCCCGACGACATCCTGGTACCGAAGGCCAGCGACTGGGGCATCGGTACCGTGCCGGTATGGCAGCAGCCCGCCGGCGCGTTGCCGATCGCCCGGCTCACCGACCAGGACGGCGTGCCCGTGCTGGTGTTGTCGCCGCCACCCAGCGACCAGCAGATCGCTGCGTTCGGCAGCGCCTGGAACTATTACTACCTGGCCACGCCGGTGCTCACCGACAGCGGCAGCACGCTGAAGGAAGGCGACCGCGACCTGATCATCCTGCGCGCCATGGTGGAAGCTACCCGCGAGCTGGTGAACCGCAACCTGCACAAGCCGGTGCAGCTCAGCCCCGGCAGCGGCAGCTACCCCAGCAACCAGACGCCGGCCAGCTGGCACCAGGTACTGCTGGCCGAATACAAGGCGGCGGCGTAATGGCCGGCCCGGTGTTCAACCTGACCCACAACGCCGACAAGATCGGCCGCGCGCTGGTGATGGCCGAAGATGTGGCCGTGACCGAGATCGATCGGGCGCTGGGGCGTGGCTCGATCGAAGTCGCCCGCGAGATGGCGCGGCAGGCGCCGAAGTATCGCAGCGAGCTGGCCAACAGCATCATGGCCGAGCGTGTCGGCCTTCTGCTGCACATGGTGCGCGCCCGCGGCAAGACGTACGGCCCGTACGTCAACGACGGCACTGGCGCCGGCGGCCTGGTGCCGTTCCCTGAGATCCTGAACTGGGTGCAGCGCAAGGGCATCACGCCGCGCAAAGCCGGACTGACCCAGCGCGGGCTGGCCTGGCTGATCCGCCACAGCATCGTCAAGCACGGCATCAAGGCCAACCCGTTCGCCGACCGAACCCTGGAAGCCATGCTGCCGCGCCTGGATGCGCTGCTGGATGCTGCCGCCGACAAGGCTCTGGCCACGGTGGCCAACGCATGAGCACCAAGAGCGCCCGCGTTGCCTACCTTGCCGCCGCGCTGGCCGCGCAGTTCACCGCGCGCAGCGTCACGCGCAGTTTCCGCATGCACAGCGAACGCAGCGACAGCGAGCTGGCGCCCGGGCTGTTCACCGTGATCAGCAACGGCGTGGCCGACTACCCGTACGAGCACAGCGACTACGGCCCGGGCCTCGATGCGCCGGCGCAGACCGAGCTGGGCGTGCTGCAACTGATCATCACCGGCCAGATCAAGCTGCCCGAAGGCAGCGACGGCGAAGCGGTGGAAGCCGCCGAGCTGGACATGCTGGCCGACCTGGAAGCGTTTGCGAACGCCGCGATTGGCGATGACCCGCTGGTGACCCTGCGCCTGCTGAGTGCGCGGCAGAGCGCCCAGCTCGATACCCCGTATGGCTGGATCCACACCGAGTGGCAACTGCCACTGCTGGAGGCATGAGATGGCCCGCGAGAAAGCCAAGACCACCGAACAACCGAACCCGGAAGAGCTGGCCGGCACAGAGCCATCGGCCGACACGGAGATGGCTCCAGCCCACACCCCGGCAGGGAACCCTGCCGGGGCTGTGGTTTCACCGGCCGCCCGAACCCGCGACCGCGACCCCGCCGACCGCGAAGCCTGGAAGCGCGAACGCGCCAGGCAACTCGGCTACCACCGCTGATCCCTGACCCACACCGCCCCACGGCCACGCGCCAGGCCTTCGGAGAACTGCAATGAGCAAGATTTACTATCGCAAAAAGACCCTGCTGGCGGCGGTGGAAACCACCTATGGCACCGCGGCCACGCTGGATGCGGCCGTCAACGCCATCCAGACCAGCCAGCTCACCATCAGCCCGCTCGAAGGGACGGTGCTCAACCCCAACCTGGACAAGCCCACCTTCGGCGCCGACCTGGGCACGCTGGTGGGCAAGCACGTGATGGTCACCTTCCGCGTGCCGGTGGCCGGCAGCGGCACCGCCGGCACTGCGCCGGCCTGGGGTGTGCTGCTGAAGGGCGCCGGCCACGTTGAAACCTTGCTGACCGATGACGTGGGCCCGCCCATCACCGTCGCCAGCGCGGTCTACACGCCGGTCGATGAAACCTTCGACTCGCTGACCTTCAAGTTTCTGCAGGACAAGACCCTGCACCTGATCACCGGTGCGCGCGGCAGCGTGAAACTGGTCAGCGCCAAGCGCGACTACGCCTGGTTCGAATTCAGCTTCATGGGCCTGTACAACGCACCCACCAACCTGGGCACCGCGCTGGGCGCCGTGTACAGCAGCTGGAAGAAGCCGGTGCCGTTCCGCGCCAGCACGGTGGACTGCACCCTGTTCGGCCAGATCGTCGGCCTGCACAGCCTGACCGTGGACTTTGGCCAGAAGGTGGAGTTCTACGAGCACAGCGAAGAAGAGTCGATCCAGATCACCGACCGTTCGGCCAACTTCGACAGCAGCTTCGAAGAAACCGACATCACCACCCACGACTTCTTCGCCGACATCAACGGCGAAGCCGCGGGCGCCCTGCTGTACAAGCACGGCACGGTGGACGGCAACATCATCGAGATCAACGCGGCCAACAGCCAGGCGCAAAGCATCAAGCGCAGTGACGAGCAAGGCGTCAGCGCCCTGCAAGTCACCGGCCCGCTGGCCGCCATTGCCCCGGCGCCGGACTACACCATCGTCGCCCGCTGACCCACCCCGCCCCGCACCCTCACCGGTGCGGGGCTTCACCCACGCCTGCATCGAGGCACGAGGAACGCACCATGATCGAGATCGGAACCCCCGACGCCACCTTCACCCGTACCGTGAAGGTGCGCTTCGCCACCAACAGCAACACCTTCCGCGAAGGCGACTTCAAGGCGACCTTCAAGCGCATCGACAAGGCGCGGCTGGACGAATTCCTGGACGACGAGGCCGGCTACACGCAGACCGAAGTGCTGGATGAAGTTCTGGTCGGCGTCAGCGGCATAGGCCGCAGCCCCACCGACGAGCTGCCGCCCGAGGAGCAGTTGACGTGGGTGCGCAACAGCATCGAGTGCTGCAACGCGGCCTTCCGCGATTTTTTTACGGCTATGCGTCAGGACGATGGCGCCGAGAAAACCTCGAAGAAGCGGCGCAGACCTGGCTGAGCCTGCAGCGCGGCAACGGCACGCAGGATCACGATAGCGAACTGGACGACATGGCCGCCGAACTGGCGGCCATGGGCGTGTCCGACGCCGACGACTGGGCCGACGACCAGCGCGAGGATGACGACGACCCCGACGACACCCTGGTGGTGTGGCCGGAAAACGCCGACGCCTTCAATGTATTCGCCCGCTGCACCTGGCAACGCATCGGCCTGGCCGATGGCCGACTGGTGCCCACCGGCATCACCGCCGCCGAGATTCGCGACACCGCCGAGCTGCTGGCCGTGTCGCGCGAGAAGTGGCCCGGGCTGATCGACGACGTGCGCCTGATGGCCTCGGCGGTGTTGCCGGAGTTGCAGCGGTTGTAGGATGGGCCGACGTCAACAGGGAGGAACAGGGGATGGCGCTGATCAAGTGCAAAGAGTGCGGGCAGCCGATGAGTTCGGGGGCCAAGCTGTGTCCCCATTGCGGAAAGCCGCGGCCATCGGCCACCAAAACGGGGTGCGCGTGGATCATCGTGCTGTTCGGAGCTGCCGTCATCTGGGGTATTTGGAAGGGCGGCAGCACGCCACCCAACACGTCGCCAGCCACCGCACCCGTCATGGCCATCCAGTCACCAACCGCCACGCCAGCAGCGCCGGCGCCTCCGCTGGATCCTTGGACCTACGGATCGACGACGGACAGCATGACTGGCAGGCCGGTCCACAACGCCTTGGCTGAGAGCCGGAACACCGTCAACTTTTCTTTCCCCTACGCCGGCGCGCAGCACGCCACGCTGAGGCTGCGCAAGCACCCACGCTACGGCTCCGACGTGATCTTCGCGATCGAGCGGGGCCAGTTCGGTTGCGGTTACGACGGCTGCCAGATCCTTGTCCGCTTCGATGATGGCGCCGCAGAGCGGTACACCGGCAACGAGCCAGATGACCACAGCACCACTGGAGTGTTCATTTCTCCGGCGCCGAGGTTCATGACCCGCTTGCGCAAAGCCAAGGTGGTGCGGATCGAATCATCCTTCTATCAGGAAGGGCGGCAGGTGTTCACCTTCGACGTGGGCGGCTTCGACGAGAACAAGTTCAACGAGTAGAGGTATCACTTCGAAGGGAACGGGATTCGAGCCTCGACGTAGATAGCCGGCGTCATCTCGTCATCGAACACGGCTTCGATCGAACCGTAGCAATGTTCTGGTTCGTGGCATGGCACCGGGGGCTTGTGCAATGCCTCAGCCATGCTGAAATAGCGCCGGGACGCTGAGCACTTTTCTCGCGCGCAAACGGGTGACAGGCACAACTTGATAGCCACGACGTCCGGATGCGCAGCCAGAGTACGGATGTTGTCGATGATGTTGCGTTGGTTCTCCGCATCCACCATGGCTCAACGATCCGCCTCGATCTGGTCGAGCTGCGACTGATTGAGCTGGTCATAAAACACCACTTCAAGATAGCCATAGCAGTCGCGCGGCGCCCGGCATGGCAGCGTGCACCTGGCCGCCGCTGCACGTGCGGTGAGCAGCTGTGGAACATGCCGGCAGCGGTCTTTGCTGCATGCCGATGAGCAGCCGGTTAAGAATCCGGCGACCTGCGGATTGCGAATGCAGGCCTCGATGTAGGCCGCATGCGATGGTTTGTTGCTGTCGTGGATCTGGTCGCGCAGCTTGCGTGGAACACTGCCATGGCAATCCGGACAGTCAACGACCTGGCTTGGCAGGTACACCCGATGACAGTGCGTGCACTGCCGCGTAACGATATTGGCCATCCCCGGATCCCCTTCCTGTCAGCCAAAGCGTAGCGCTGCCCGCTCCGAAGCGCACGCTTTCCCGTTGACCTGGCACGGTCGTCGGCACACGGTCTGGGCAAGCTCCCAACCGCGTGCCGATGCCCATGGCCAGCAATAACCGCCGCGAACTGACGATCGTCCTGACCGGCGATGCGAAGGGTTTGACGGGTACGGTCAAGGTCATCGACCAGCAGATGAAGCAGCTCGGCGGCACGCTGGACGTGGTGAGCAACAAGGCTCGCAGCACTGGCGATGCGCTCGATGACGCCGCCAAAAAGGCAGAGGCTTCGAACAAGCGCACTGCCGCGGCGATCGGCGCTGCCACGGCGGCCGCGATCGCCGGATTCAGCTTGTTGGTGAAGCACCAATTGAATGTGGCCGACTCCACTGGAAAGCTGGCTCAGCGCCTTGGTGTGAGCACGGAATTCCTGAGCAGCATGGGTTACGCAGCCAAGTCCAGTGGCGCGGACATGCAGGTACTGGATAGCAGCCTGCAATCGCTGACAGAAAGCCAAGCCAAGGCCGCCGGCGGCAACAAGCAATACGCCGCTGCATTTTCGGCGCTTGGCATCAGCGTCCGCGATGCGCGTGGCCAATTGAAGCCGCTGTCTGACTTGTTGCCTGATATCGCCGAGCGCTTCCGCACCATGCCGGACGGCGCCAACAAGGCAGCTATTGCCGTGAAGCTGCTCGGCAGCGAGGGCGCTAAACTGATTCCGATGTTGAACCAGGGAAAAGCAGGCCTGGCAGCGATGAGCGAGGAAGCGGCCAACCTTGGATTGGTGATCGATCAGCAGACCGCTGCGCAGGCGACTGATCTTAACGACCAGTTGGACCGTATGAAGAATCTCGCGGTAAGCGCAGCGAATGCCTTCCTGCGCGAGATGCTGCCCGCGTTGAACGCCATGGCTGGCGGGCTGAAAGATGCCAAGGCCCAAGGCGATGACATGCGCGCGATGGCCACTACCCTGGCCGATGCGGCAAAAGGTCTGGCACTGGCCCTGTATGCGGTAGTCGCCGTAGTGAAAGCGGTGGCCACGACAGTGGCTGCCGCTGTCGTGGCCATGGGTACCGGACTGGATACGATCGGCAAGAACACCAACGTATTCTTCGACGCGGCAAAGACCGCGATGGCCCAGACGCTGCATCTCGACGTCAAGGGTGTTTTTGATACCTGGTCGACGGCATCAACCACGATGACGTCGAACGCATCGAAGGGCTTCCACGACCTGAAAGACAATGCCGGCCAGGCACTGGGTGACATCAAGGGCTTATGGTCCGATCTGGCTGCCAAAAAGAAGCAATTGTTTGAAGGCAGTGGAGCCAGTCCCTTGCCTGGCAATGCCGGCGATGTCGGAAGCAAGCAGGACATCAGCAGCGACTGGGCTGGACGCATCGGCAAAGTGCGTGCGGCGGCAAAGGCCGCACTGCCTGACCTGACCAACCTGGCGAACTTGGTCGACCGCCTACAGGGCAAGGCGGGCAGCCCATATGATGCCGCTGACGCCCAGTACATCAACAACATTCGTGACCTGGCGAGCAAGGCCGCCGCCGAGATCGGCAAGGCGGATGCCGCCGTAGCCAATGGCCATATGAGCGTGGCTGATGCCGCACAGGTAGAGGCTAGCGCGCAGAAGCTGGTGAGCGATGGCATCACCGCTGCCAGCGCTGCCCGCGATGAGGCATACACGAAGATCAAGCGCCAACTGGATGTTGGCGGTCGACTGATCGAGCAGATGCAGCAGGAAGCCCACCTTGCCGGCTTGAGTGACCGCGACCAGGCGATCGCCCGCGCCAGCTGGGCCTACGAGCAGGAAGCGCGCCAGCAGAACCTGAAGCTCACGCAGGAACAAACCGACGCGGAAAAGAAGCGCGTGGAAGCCGCTGCTGCCGCGAGCTTCGACATGCAGCGCTATGCCCAGATGCAGCAACAGATCGCACAGGAATACGTCGGCTTCTGGGAGAACGCCGCCGGCAGCACCAGCAAGCTGTTCGCCGATGGGCTGACCGGGCAGATCCACGACCTGAAGGACTTCAGCCGCCAGGGCAAGTCGATCCTGCAGCAGTGGGTGAGCGACATCATCAGCCAGTTCCTGCGCCTGCGCGTGCTTGGCCCGCTGTTGTCCGGCGCCATGGGTACGGTGGCCGGCTGGCTTGGCATCGGCGGCGACCTGAGTGGCAGCGCGCTGTCGATCGCCAGCCAGTATTACGGCGGCGGCAGCACGGTCGGCACCACGGCGGGCTCAGTGGGTGGTACGGGTGGTGCCGGCAACAACTACGGCAACATGCTCTCCAACATCAGCACCGCGAAAAGCCTCTACAGCTACGTCATGGGCGGCGGCAGCTACGGCACCGGCGCGGGTAACGTGGCCAGCGTTGGCGTGGATGCATCTGGTCACGCAACAGCGTTCAATCCCTGGGCCGGTGCGCCGAAGGCTAGCTACTACGGCGGCAGTTGGGGCTTCGGCGGCTACTCCGCGCCGATCGCCAGCTACGGCGGCGCGCTGGCCGGTGCGTACTACGGCGCGCACCAGGGCGACGGCAGCTGGGGCACGGCTGGCAGTACGGTGGCTTATGGGGCGCTGGGTGCCGGTGTGGCGGGCACGGCGGCAGGGCTTTACGGCGGCATGTCGCTGGGTGCGGCGGCAGGTGGTGCATTCGGTGGCGCGGCGGCCGCGGGAGGTGTCAGTGCCGGGGCCGCCGGTGGCAGTGCGGCCGCCGGTGCCGCGGCCAGCACCAGCTGGATTCCGATTGTCGGCTGGGTTGCTGCACTCGCCGCGCTGGTGGATCACTTCAGCGGCGGCAAGGTGTTTGGCACGAAGTACCGCACGGACGCCAGCGATGTGTCGCTGAATGTCGGCCCGGACGGCTCGAGCGCGGATGCCAGCGTGCACCAGTGGAAGTACCGCAGCCAGCTCAGTCAGGCGTTCGGCCGCGTGGGTGGACTTTTGCTACCCAGCGACTGGGGCGACAAGGACACGAAGTTCAAGAACGTCGCCGCCACGCCGGAGATGACGGCCGCCGCCAAGGCGCTGTACGACAACCTCGAAAAAGTGATGGTCACCGGCGCGCAGAAGCTGGCGGTGGATGCGCCGTCGATGATCGAGGCATCGCTTTCCGCGCAAAGCACGTACAACAAGAAAGGCAAGTTGACCGGAACCAACTACGTCGTGGAGTACCTGGGCCGCACGTGGAAAGAAGCCACCGCCGATGCCGCCACGCAGCGGCTTGGCGCCGAGGCGCTGGTGAAAGTAGTGGAGGCATCAGCCGGTGCGGTGGCACAGTCCATCGCCGAGCAGTTCCGCAGCAGTGCCGAGGCGCTGATGGATGGCGCGCAGACGATGCTTGCCGCGCAAGCGGACATCGTCAAGGGCAACAACCTGGTGGCCCTCGGCGCGCAAGCCACGCTGCGACAGGTGATCGCGTTTACGCAAAGCATGCAGGCCGATGGCGAGAAACTGGCCGATACCTACAACCGACTGGTGCAGGCCAGCGCCGCGTACCTGCAGTTCGTCAACCAGTTCGCCCCGGCCAACAACACCTTCGGCGGTTCGCTGCAGGCGATCGCGAAACAGATGCAGGCCAATATCGACCAGGCCAGCGCGCTGGCACAGGCGGCCGGCCTGCAGCATGCCCGCGAGGAAGACCTGGCCAACATCCACAAGGTGGCCGCGCAGCAGGCGGCCGATGCGATCGCGCAGCTCAGCAGCGCCGCGCAAGACCTTGCCGCCAAGCTCTACAACGTCACCGGCAACACGCTGGCCAGCGTGAACGCGCAGATCGACAAACTGCAGGGCAAGCTGCAGACCGCCGCGCAGCTGGCCATTGGCGACAAGAGTCCGCTGGGCGAGAAGGAAAAGCTGGACGTGGCCCTGCAGGGACTGCGCAGCGGCATCACCAGCGCAGACGACGTGCTTGCGCTTGGCCGCAAGCTCTACGCATCGAGCGCGGACTACGCCGGCCTGTATGCGAAGGTGCAGGACATCCTGCAACTTCCCGGTGCCGGACAGACGGGCGCGGGCGGCATCAGCAGCGCACTGGCCGACTACAACAAACTGATCGGCCAGCGCGACCAGTTGCAGAGCCAGGCCGATGCCATGGCCCGATTCACCGACGCGAAAACGCTGGCGCAGTACGTGGCCGACATCTCGACAACCCACGGCATCGGCTACGGCGAAGCCGCCAGCGGCCTGGGCTTCAGTCTGCAGGATCTGGCGAAGGATCTCGGCGTCACCAACCTCGTCGGCTACCTCGACAACCTGAAGCTCGCCGACATCCCTGGCAGCACACTGGATGCCAGCGCCAGCGTGGTCACCGCCATCCAGCAGCTTGGCCGCGACTTGATCCAGACCCTCACCGGCGGCCCGATCACCAGCGCATCCATCACCACCAGCGCCACGGCCGGAACCAGCGACCCGCAAGTGCTGGCGCTGCTCGCTTCCATCAATGACCGCCTGGCCGCGATCGAAGGCAGCAGTTCGACAACGGCCAGCACGAATGCGCAGATGGTCAAGCAAGGCGTCAGCGATGACCTGCGCACGGTGGCCAACAGCAAACGCAGCGGGAGCCTCACCCAGTGACCCGCCGCATCATCCTCGTTGACATCGGCACCGGCCTCACGCTGACCGGCGTGCTGCCCAGCGTGCTGCTGTACGACGACTACGCCGCCACCCTGAAAGCCCGCGCCGGCCAGCCGCCCTACGCCTACACCATCGTCGCCGGCGCGCTGCCGGATGGCCTCTACCTCGACCGCGCCACCGGCCAGATAACCGGAACAGCCAGCGCTGCCGGCAGTTTCGCGTTCACGGTACGCGTGACGGATCTGAGCGGGGCGTATGTCGATCGACCGTTCGCGATCACGGTCACTGCGGAGCCGTTGACGCTGAGTGGAAACGCGCCGAACGGTACCCTCGGAACGGCCTACGCCTACTCCTACACCGCCGCCGGCGGTGTGCCACCGCGCAGCTTCAGCATCGTGGCTGGCGGACTGCCAGGTGGCGTGTCGTTGAATACAAGCACCGGTGCTCTTTCTGGCACGCCTACTACTGGCGGGAGCTTCGTGTGGACGGTGCGGGTGGAAGACAGCATGGGTGCGATGTTTGATCTTTCTGATGCGGCGACGGTGGCATACGCAACGCTGACGCTGAGCGGCGCGTTCGCGGCTGCCGCGGTTGGCGTGGCGTACAGCAGTGATCTGACGATCGCCGGTGGCGACGGCACCTACGGCAACCCGCACGTGACCGTGGGCGCGCTGCCGGGTTGGGCCACGCTGAGCGTTGTGGGCACCAAGCTGCGGTTGAGCGGCACGCCGACCGGCGCACCGACGACGGTCAACCTAACCGTGGCGGCGGACAGCGGTGATGGGCAGACGGCGACGAGTGCGCAGAGCTTTACTGTGGTAGAGGCCCTTGTTTTAGACAATTTGTCAGCCAGCGCAGTTGGTGCGTACAGTCTTCGGAAACTGCGCAATGGTTATGATGGGTATTGCATTGCCGTTCGCCGTTCGTTGGACAACGCAGCATCTAACTTTGGGTTCGTTAACGGAATCCTTGATGTAGATGCAGTAATAGCGTTTGTGGGTAGTGGCGACGGCTTTATCTATACGTGGTTCGATCAAAGTGGAAACGACCGCAACTTTGTCCAGGTTAGTACAGCACAACCGAAGTTAGTCAGTGCCGGAGCGTTGATATATCAGGGAGCGAGGCCGGCGGCCTCGTTCAACTCAAGTCGTCTTTCCGCGACCATGAACGTTTTTTCTGCCGGGTTTTGCGTAAATGCAGTCGTCATTGTGACGGGCGGAACATTGCCGTCGCTGGTTGATAAATCGACAGTTGGCGGAGTAGCGGCACCGTGGATGATGTTTGGCAGCCTTGGCCAATGGAATCGCGTGTACCTTGGGGACGGAACGTCACAAAGTTTTTACACACCAACTAGCTCATACGGCACCTTTCAAATAGTCACTCACGACACAAAAGCAAGCCCGAAAATCTCGAATTTTTATGTCAATGGGTCGCTTAATCTTTCGTCAACTTATAGTGCTCCTTATGCTGATACAACGAATCCGATAACTCTCGGATCGCGGGCAGACGGCGGAACTAACCTTGTAGGAAAGATGAGTGAAATAATAATATTTTCAGATCCATTGACTGAGGCTGATCGGCATAGTCTTGAGCGAGACCAAGGCTCTTTTTACGGGATATCTGTCCCATGACGCCCCTCTACGCCATCTTCGACGCCACCCACCTCGGCGCCTCGCTGGAGCTCGAACAGTCCGGCACGCAACTCACGGTGCCCGCGATCGCCGACATCAACCGCACCGCGCTCGGCCTATTCCCGCAGTCTGTCGGCGTGTGGGATGCCGAGCTGCTGGTGTACGGGTCGGGTACGTTGCTGGCCAGCGTCGGCATTGCCACGCTGGATGCGGCGCTGGACAACTACGCCGGCGGCGATGCGAACGGCTACGGCTACCGACTGGATCTGGGGGAGATCCACAATGCCGGCGCGGCGATCGACGGCAGCCCCGGTGCGCCGGTGGCGGTGAAGGGCGACGTGATCCGCGTGCGGCTGGACTTGACGACCACGCAGCCCACGGTGACGTGGTATTGCAACGGCGCGCTGGTGTTCACCGCCCCGCTGCCCAGCACCGGGCCGTGGGCGCTGGCGGTGAGCCTGGGCGGCAGCGAGGCATACGGCCTGCGCTGTTTCTTGAATGCTGGCCAGCGTGCATTCGAGACGACGGACGCGGCCGGCTGGTACCAGCCGCCGCCGTCGCTGCGCGGCTTGCGGCTTTCCAGCGAAGACTGGCTGAGCGACCCCGCCGACGACGTGCCCAACGCGCGCTACAGCGGTCTGCTGGCCGGCGACAATAGCGAGCTGCGCGCGGTGCGATCCCTCGACTTCTGGCCGTGGCAGCGCGGCGTGCAAACCGGCGCGATGGTGCTGACCGCGTACGACGCCGAAAACGTGTTCGCCGAGATCCTCGCCGGCGATGCACGCGACCTGCCGGTGAGCATCGGCACCATCGATGCGGGCCAGAACTACGTCGACCGCGTGAGCCTGTTCAGCGCGGTGATCGACAGCATCAGCGCTGTGGATGACCTCACGGTGAAGCTGACCTGCCGCGACCCGCTTGGCTTGCTGGGCGTGCCGCTGCAGCGCTGGCTGATCCGTCCGGACGCGGAGCCGGCCGCGGCGAACACGCCGCGCCCGATCGTGCTGGGCGCGTGCCGCAACGTGCCGGCGGTGCTGACCGATGCGGTCAACCTGGTCTATGCGGTGAGCGATGCGCCGGTGCTAGGCATCGGCTACGTGCGCGACAGCGGCTATCCGATCGACCCTTCCGCGCTGCCCGCGGATTTCACGCTCAACGCGACAAAAACCGCACTGGTACTGCATGCATCCCCCGTGGGAAAGGTGACCGCCGATGTATCCAGCGTGGGCGGCGACCAGCTGCCGCAGCCAGCGGATGACATCCTCGGCGGCGCGGGCAGCCCGCTCACCGGCGCCGATGGCGACTCGCCGGATGGCTTGCCGGCGTCCGGCGGCGACCTGGTCGGCACGCATCCGGTGATGGAGGGTGGCGTGCTGACGTTTCCGGTTGTCGCGAACAGCTCGACAATTCGCGTTTCCGGTGACATCGCGACAGCAGGCTACGGCGGGATCACCGGCGCTCGCGCATGTGTGCGCATTTCGTGGCGTGATGAGACCGGCGTGGAGATGAGCTACAGCGAAGGCACGGCACTGACCGGCACGCACGCCGTCGCCACGTATACCGCCGAAGCCACCGCGCCAGCCGGCGCGAGCTTCGGCGTGATGGAGTTCGCGGCTTACGGCCACACCAGCGGTACGGCGACCTTCAGCAACGCGCAGGCGTGGTATGTGCTGCCTGGTGGGCTGACTGTCATCCCGCTGGAAAATCCTGCATTCGCCGACGCCAGCGGCTGGAACGCGGAGGGCCCGCTGTTCGTGTTCCACGCGGGTTACGTCGTCAAAAATCCGGACACGTCGGGATCGACCAGCCCGACGGTCACGTCGCGCGCGCTGCGCAATCATTACCTCGCCAGCGACATCCCAAGCACGCAGGCGCTGGGCTGGCTGCCGCTGACGAGCGTGACGAAGTTCGGCAGCGGCAAGTCGTATCAGATCAAGGTGACGATCCCCACGCTGCCGGAAGGCGTGGTAGCGATCGCTCTGGCCACTGGCCACGCGATCGACACGATCCTGCTCACGTGGACGAAGGCCGGCACGTACACCGCGACGATCACCAATAGCGACGGTGTGGATCACGATCTCTATCTGCTCGGCGTGCCGCTGGCGCCTGGAGCGATCGCGACGCCGCCTACCGTTTCCGCGATCGAGGTGATCGCATACGACGACACGTACAACCCCGACCCGATCAGCCTGGTGCCGGCGACGCTGCAGGCGATCAAGCTGGCCGACTACATGCACCAGGTGCTGGACGTGCGCGCGAGTGCGGCCGGCGTGGCGTGGTCGCTGACTGACGCGCAGGCGATCGACACCGCCAGCGGCTATGCCGGCATCGGTGTGTACCTGGGCGGCGGCGAGACGATTGCGCAGGCGCTGGACGTGGCGCTGGCCAGCTACACGGCCTGCAAGTGGTGCGATGGCAGCGGCACGTTGCGTGTGACGCGGATGATTGCGCCGGAGTCGGTGGCCGACATCGACCGGGCGGGCACGATCGACATCAACGCGATGGACGGTGACCTGGTACCGGTGCTGGATACGGCGCCGGGGCTGACCACTCAGATGGGCGTGCGCCGTAACTGGGCGAGCTTGAGCGATGGTGACCTGGTGGCGGCGTCGACCAACTTCCCGCTCGCCGTGCGGCAGTCGATGCTGCGCCAGTACCAGCAGACCGCCAGCAGTGCCAAGCCGTTGGCCGGTGCGTATCGGCACGCGCTCTATGCCGCGCCGGTGGCGAGTTGCTTCGACCAGCAGGACGATGGCCAGGCGGAGATCGACCGGATCTGCGCGATCTACGGCACGGCGCGCTGGTTCTACGCCGTGAGCGTGTTCCTCGATGCGCTGCCGGCGCTTGACCTTGGCCAGGTGTGGGATCTGACATACCCGAAATACGGGCTGGCCAGCGGCAAGCCCGTGATGGTCATCGACTACCAGCCGGACCTGCTCGCCGGCACCGCCAATATCATCCTGTGGGGCTGACGACATGCTGATTTCCTATTCACGCCCCGCGATCACCTGGTCACTGCTTGGCACTGGCGCGACGTGGCTTAGCGACGACGCAGGCAGTGCACTGGCCAACGGCCGCCCGGCCTCGGTATCGCGCCTGCAATGGCTCAGCGGCGCGCAGACCACCGCCAGCATCCTCACCCTGCGCGGCACGTGGGCCACCGCCTTCGCGCCGCGCGTGCTGGCGCTGCTGGGCCTGACGCTGCCGATCGGCACACTGATCACGCTGGCCTTCCGCCGCCCGGCTGACGCCGGCTACACGTACCAGGCCGACGTGGCCAGCCAGCGCGTAGTGCAGCTGCCGGACGGCTCGCGCTGCGCGTGGTTCGTGCTCGATGCCGAGCTGGATCCGGTGATCGGCGTGGAATACCGGATCCACAACGATGTCAGCGGTACCGCCTCGATCGCAGCCGACAGCGTGGTCGATGTTGGCGAGGCGTGGGTGGGTCCCACGGTTGAGATCCCGCATACGTCGGACTGGAAGGATGTCGACAACGACCCCAGCATCACGAAGCGCAGCAAGGGCAGCCAGCCGTTCACTTCACCGGTGCGTGGGTTCCGATCGGTGCAAGCGCCGTTTGCGATCGCGAAGCTGGCCGCGGTGCGCGGCGGTGGACTTGCCGGCGGCGCCGATCAACAGCTAGTGCGCGCAGCAACGCGTGCCGGCGGGCGTGTGGCCGCGGTGACGCGCTTCGACACGCCGGCGGAGATCCAGCGCACGGCGGTGTTCGGCGTGGCGAGGTTCGACGCGATCGCCCACCTTTCCGGCCCGAACTACATTGGCGGCATCGTGGTGGACGAAGCGCCGTCCACCGCTGCGTCGTAGCGCATGCTTTCCCGTTGACCCGCGGGGCTTGCCGGCACACGGTCGGCGTATGGACCAGACCGCCCTTTTCCAGCGCGCCACTGCTTGCACGGCATCCGTTGCCGCCACCTGGGCCGCGCCGATGTTCGCCGCGATGGTGGACTGGCAGATCGACACGCCGGAGGACCAGGCCGCATTCCTCGCGCAGTGCGGGCATGAGTCAGCCGGATTCCGCTATTCCGCGGAGATCTGGGGGCCGATCCCGGCGCAGGTGAGGTACGAGCGCAACTTCGATGCGGCGTGGCCCCCGACCGCTGCTGACAAGCGCAACAGCAAGGCATACGCGCTGGGCAATGTGAACGCCGGCGATGGCCGACGCTTCCGTGGCCATGGCCCGATTCAGCTGACTGGCCGCAGCAACTACGCGCTCGCCGGTACCGCGCTCGGCCTTGACCTGGTCAATCATCCGGAACTGCTCGACGACCTGGACGTGGGCTGCATGATTTCCGCCTGGTATTGGCACAAGCACGGGCTGAGCACGCTGGCCAACGCAGGCGAGTTCGACCGCATTACGTGCGCGATCAACTTGGGCAACCCGAATGCCGACATCGCGAACGCCAATGGCGTCGATGACCGTCGCCGCCGCTGGGCCATTGCGAAGGCGGCGCTGGGGCTGACATGAGCTTTCGACATGCACAGGGTTACTGAGATGGACCAGCCGCCGAGCAACTACACCTGGCTGCAGCTGGTGCTGTTTCCGTTCCTGGCCATGATCGGCGGCGCGCTTGGCCACGTGCTTCGAACGCTGGATGCCGGCAAGCACGTTTCACTGTGGCGCACGCTGCTCGAATCGCTGGCCGCCGGCTTTGTCGGTTGCCTGGTGATGCTGCTGTGCCAGGCGTTGGGAGCCACTCCGCAGATCGCTGGCGTGGTGGTGGGTGTCTGCGGATGGCTTGGTGCGACGGTGTCGATCCGCATGCTGGAAAAATGGGTGCGTCGCTGGCTTGGCATCTCCGGAGACAAGACCGATGAGCCTGCAACCTGACCGCCGCCGCCATCACCACCTGCTCTACGTGGGTTACGGACTGATCGCCGCCGTGATCGTGCTGATGGCGGTTTCGGTCAACGGCTGGGTTGATCGTGCCAGGCTGCACCGCGTGACTACCGGACTCGACCAGCGCATCGCCGAGTTCAAGGCCGACCAGTTGCAGGCGGGGAAGAAGCTGCAGCAACAGGCCATCGAGATTCATGCGCAGAAGGAAACCCTGCAACAGCACCGTGAGCTGATCCAGAGCCAGGCCGCGGCGATTTCCCGGCTGGCGCGGTTGCGCACACAGCAAGCCCGCGCGCTGACCGGCCTGCATAACGAGCTGGCCGTGCGATACGCCGACGACGCCGAGGTGAAGCAACGCCTGCAGCAGTTGGAGAGCAACAACGCGACGGCCCGCAAGGTCATCAACACCACGCCGGCCGCGCCGGTGGAGACGCACCCATGAGCCGCCTGAGCCTCTATGCCGCCATCGTCGCCGGCCTTGCTCTGCTGATCGCCGGTGCGATGATCGAGCGCACGCACTACGGCGCCACACGCTACGCCGCCGGCGAAACGGCCGGACGCAATGCCGTGCTTGCCGACGACGCGCGCGCTGCCGCTTCGCTGCAGCAGCAACATGATCAGCTCGAACAGTTCAGCGCGCTGGCCACCACCGGCATGAACCAGTTCCTGGGCGACAAATTGCCAGCCAATGAGGCACAGAGCCATGCATCGGAAGAATCCATCCGCATCATCTACCGCGATCGCGCTGTGCCTGCTGAGTTGTGTTCTCGCCCTGACGGGGTGCAAGACGAGCTCGACAAGGCCGTCGACGCCGCCAACGCTGCCGCCGCCGCCCACGTTCAACTGTGATCGCACGCCGCCTGCGCCGCTGCTGACGCATGTTCCCGCGCTGCTCAGCGCCGCCGACCTGCCCGCGGTGGATGCGTGGATCCGCGTGGCCATCTCGAAGTACAACGCATTGGTGATCACCCAGCACGCCGAGCATGGGTGCAGCGCCGAGTTGCGCGCCAAAGGCGTCATCCGCTAGACCTGACTCGCGCCAGACAGCCGCGAAAGCCTGAAACCCTGCGCTGCGCTTTTGTACTGCGCTTGCGAGGCCGCGCCAGACGCGTCCTGGCACGTCGCCGCCGGCGACGCCGGGCAGATCACTATCTGCGTCACTGATGCCCGCCAGCGGCCCAGAATCGAACGTACGCGCCGCTCTTGCGACCAGCGTCCTCTTTCCGCCTCGGCCCCGTATACCGTCCGCTTCGGCGCGCTCGCGCTTTCCCACTGTTTCCCCCGCACCCCCAAAGAGTGGAAACCGGGGCGCAGGCAGCGAAAAGGGAGGCGGGGGCAGCGCCACGGGGCGTGTGATAGGCTGGGCATATGGACGTAACCCATTGATTCTCTAAGACGAACCTCTCCACGTTTTGTTTTCAAAATCACACGGTTACGGCGCAAACTCCCGCGTTTTTGCTGATTTGTTCCACATCGACATTTCGTCGTTACGCCTCTTTTCTCTCTCTCATGTTATTGAAAAGAAAGAAGAAGAACGGCAGGAAGGAGGAAAGGCCGGTTCCACGGTTTAGAACAGTCGTTTGAAAGTGGGTTCCACGGTTTACACGGAACATGAACGCAAAACGTGTAATTCCGTGGATGCGTAAGTGGTTGACTAAATTGATGTTGGCGCACACGGTTACCCCGGTCCCACGGAAACCGGTGTGCGATGCCCCTCCCCCTCCCCGCGCTCGACCACTTCACCGGTTTGGTGAACGATTGGCTGATCTGGCTTCAGCACAACAAAGGCCGCTCGCCGGCGACGGTTGATCTGTACGAATCGGTGCTGATGCGCCTTGGTCACTGGTGTATCGAGCCGCCCGCGGCCGAGCACCTGCGCAGTGGTACGGCCGACCCGCTGGCACTGTCGCTGAATGACCTGGAACGGTTCACCGGCATGTTCTGCCACAGCCTGAACATCGGCGCCCGATCGCGCCGGGTGTATGTGTCGGCGGTGCGCGGGTTCTATGCCTGGGCGCACGCGCAAGGGCGACTGCCTGGCAATGTCGCCGAGCATCTCCCGTATCCAAAGGCCGGCCGGCCGCTGCCTCGCGCGATCACGCTGACCAATGCCGATCTGATTCTTCGCCAGCCTGACCTTGGCACCTTCCTTGGCTTGCGCGACACCACGATCATGGCAGTGCTGATGGGCCTTGGCCTGCGCATCAGCGGTATCTGCGCGCTGAATGAGTCGGCGATGGTGTGGACTGAGTACGAGGGGCGCGAAGACCTGGTGATCCGCGTGGTGGAGAAGGGATCGAAGGAGCGGCACATGCCTGCGCCGCGCGAGGTGGCCTTGTTGCTGCGCGCATACCTGGGCCATCCAGACTTGGCCGAGATCGATCGCACCCTAGAGACCGGCGATCGCGTTCTGTTCGTCACCGTGGCCAACCGCATGGTGGCGCCATGCGACTACCGAGGCGAAGCCAGGCGCATCAGCGAATATACCGTGCGCGACCTGCTCACCAAGCATGGCACCGCGGCGAAGATTCCACCGGAACAGCTCAACCCGCACGCACTGCGCCACCTCTACGGCACCGAGCTCGCTGAGGAAGACGCCAGCCTCTTTGCCAGCCAGGCACTGATGGGGCACAGCGACCCGAAGAGCACCGAGATCTACACGCACCTGGCCATGCGCAAGCTGCGCCGCACAGTGGACAAGGCCAACCCGCTTGGCAAGCTGCACACGCCGCTCCTCGAGGATCTGCGCCGCATCGACGCCGCCGAGCGCCCCACGCGGGTTTCCCGCACCCACACTGGGCCTGATAAATGAAAGACCCCCGGCCACCATCACCCCATATCCCGAGATACGGCGGGGCCTGCGCGATTGTTAATAACACGTTAAGAAAGCGGGCTAAGTGTTTAGGGCCGGTTAACTGCGCCTACTCAGATAAAGCGCAGTACAAGGCAAGCGGGATCCAGCACCAGAGCCAAACAGGAAGTGCCGTACTACGAACAAAGCGCAGCTGAGGAATGGGAATGAGTCGCACCGTTCAGCCTGGCACCCCGTTACAGCAGTGCAGCAACGTGGGTGGGGGGTCGGCAAAGGCACCCCGCCCTGCCCAGCATGGGGGTGGGTACCAGGACGTCTGCACGAAAACCGGGGCGCGCGTTCGCGCGCCGGCGGCGGCGGCCGATCCGCGCCTGGCTGAGCTGCGCCGCGTCGGCCTGCCGCAACCGTGGCCGCGCGTGGCGGCAGCGATCGGGTTCGATGCGTTCATGACGTTGTGGCAGGCCCTGGCGACCGTTGATGTCGCCGGCAGCCGCGATCGCGTGGTGATGCCGAAGCTGTCGACTTACATGCGCTACCAGCGGAATCAGTTGATGCGATCGCTGGCCGCGGACGGCCTTGACCTCGAACAGATCCGCCAGCACCTCGCCACAATCACCAGTGACGTACCGAGCGCATCTCACATCCGCCGTATCCTCGACGAAGCCTAGACTGCCAACATGGCCGAAACAGAAACCACCTGCGTCCTTTACGCCCGCGTCAGCGATCGCAAGCAGTCCGAGCAAGACGTATCGATCCCGACCCAGATTGAAGTGGCCGAGCGCCGCGCCACCGAGCTCGGTGCCCGCGTGTTGCGCGTGTTCACCGACGACGCGAAAAGCGCGTGGCGCGAAAAGAACCGACCAGCGTTCGAAGCGGCGATCGATATGGCTTGCGGCATGGAAGCGACCTTCTTCGTCTGTTGGGATTCCGCCCGCTTCGCCCGCAACAAATACGAGGCGATGATCAACAAGCGCCTGCTCGATGACGCCGGTGTGCAGCTGATCTACATCTCGTCGCCGATCGACCGCACCAGTGACATGGGCTGGGCGATGGATGGCGTGATGGAGATCTTCAACGAACTGCAGAGCCGGAGGATCAGCGCCGACACGCGTCGATCGATGATGCGCAACGCCAAGCTCGGCTACTGGGTAGGCGGCCGCCCTCCCTTCGGGTATCAGTCCATCCCAGCGCCTGACAATCCGAAACGACGGCGCCTGGTGCCAGTTCCCGACGAAGTCGACCAGGTGCGCCAGATCTTCGCCATGCGAGCCAAAGGCCAGGGCGCATTCCAGATAGCCGCCTGGCTCAACAGTCGCGACATCCCGCGTCGCGGCAACAAGTGGACGAAGCAAACCGTGATCAACGAACTCCGCAACGAGATCATGATCGGCAACATCATCTTCGGCCGCCGCGGAAAGACCTCGCGCGGCGTTCGTGACCGCGACACTTGGATCATTGTGCCAAGCCACGAAGCCATCATCGACCGCCCGTTATGGGACCAGGTGCAGGGCTTGATGGACGAAGCGGCCGACATCACCAAGGCATCAGGCTCGCCGAAGTCGACGCACGCATTCACCGGCATCCTGCGCTGTGGAAAATGCGGCTCCAGCATGCAAATCGAAACCAGCCGTGGCCGCGGCGGCAAGCTGTATTTCTACTACCGCTGCCGCAAGTCGATGCAGAACCGCGAATGCGACCCGCGGCGGATCCGTGCCGACCTGGTCGACGACTGGCTATCGAACGTCATCCTGAAGCGCGTGCTGTGCCGGCGCAACGTGGCCAGCATCGTCGAGCTGATGGAAGCCGAGGCCGGAAACTGGGCCGCTGACCACCGGAAACGCCGCGCGGCCGCGCTGGCCAAGATCAGCCGCCTGCAGGAATCCAACAACAAGCTGTATTCCGTGCTCGAGTTGTACGGCAAAGACGCGCCGAACCTCGGCGACATGACCACCAGGCTGCGCCAGAACAACGCACTGCAGAAGGAAGCCGAGGCTATGCTTGCCGCCATCGACGCCGAGCAGCCGCCGGCCACCGCGATGAGCAGCGGTGAGATCGACGAGCTGACGGGATTCCTGCATAACCTGGTGAAGGACGATCGGAACGCAGCACGGTCCCGATCGTTCTACAACAGCTTTGTCGACAGCATCACGCTGGACGGGGAAGAGCTGCTGATCAGCTACAACCCAAACCGCTTGCTGACACCCAATACTGAGGTGGTGCGCAGTAAGCGAAAGTGGCGCCCGAAGTTGGACTCGAACCAACGACCCCCTGATTAA